CCGCCGAATCCATCTATGACTTTGCGGTCAATGCCGGCCCCAAGGTGGCTATCCGCTGCGCTCAAGCTGTGCTCGGCGTGGATGTTGATGGCGTTATGGGCAAAGTCACAATGGCCGCGCTGAACGAGTGCGAGGAATTCCACATGGCCTACACCGTCGCGAAGATCAACCACTACGCCGGCATCGTGAATAAAAACCGTAGCCAGGGACGCTTTCTGCTCGGCTGGGTAAACAGATCATTGAAGGTGCCGGCATGAACAAACTACTCGCCCTCCTAGACCTGTTCCGCAAGGGAAACGCAGTTGCAGACCCGCAACTCTGGAAAAACCGCCAGATCGCCGCAACGCTGCTACTGCCGACGTTCGGTGCGCTGATCGCGGTGTTACGCGCCTTCGGGCTGGAGGTGCCGCTTGATGACACGCAAATCACTCAGTTGGTTACTGGTCTGGTTGTTGTTATCAACCTCCTGCTCACCTACAGCACCACTGACAAAGTGGGACTGCCGGCCAAGCCTGAGCGTGATCCACCTAGTCGATTTCCAGACATTCAAGACCCAGACGCTGACACAAACATTATGGGAGGCCGGGGTTAGTCCCGGCGTCTCGTGCAAATTCTAGGAGCCTGACATGCAATATCTACAGATCGTCCTGACCATCATCGAGATCGTCAAGATCGTCGAGAAGATGATCCCGGAAAGCGGCCAGGGCACAAACAAGCTGACCCTCGTTCGCCAGCTTGCCGAGCAGGCTATCGGCGACATCTCGGCGATGTGGCCACAGATCGAAGCGCTTGTGGCTGCATTCGTCAAGCTGTCCAACGTCGCCGGTTCGTTCAAAAAGTAATGACCAATGGCGATGCGCCTCAACTGCTGGATCGTGGCGATGTGGCTATGGGCCGCGAGCCACGGGAAGCAGTATGCGTGGATTCGCCGGAGTCATGCCTTCAGAGGATTGATTCCGCATTTCGGTTTCTCGGAGCGTATCGGGTTACGTCGGTATCGCTCAATCGAGTATCGCCCGATGAAGGGGCCAGCGAGCTTTGTGCTGGCGTTTCACGGGACTTGGATCGTGACGCATTACAAGCTGGTGGCAGTTCGCCGGCACCCGAGCAAGGAACTGGCAATGGCTGATTTCTACTTTCGCAACATTCAGGAGCATTAAACATGGCATCAGGTAACGCACTAATCTAGTTTGCGAGGCGACGAAATAATGGGCATGAAGATCAAGATGGACGTAGCCAAGTTTAAAGAGCAGCTACGCGCAACTGCCGACGAGCTAGGCCGGGCAACGCGACCAGCGGCGCAAGAAGGCGCGCAGATAATTTATCTGCAAGCAAGGCTGAATTGTCCTGAGTCTGATGCGGCGCACATGTTCCACGGAACGAATGCAGTCTATGGCCCATATTCGCCGGGCAACCTTCGCAATTCGATCTATCAGGTATTCAGCAAAGACAACAGCTTTAAAGACGTATCGACTTATCACATTAGCTGGAATGCCGACAAAGCGCCCTATGGGGCGATGGTTGAATTCGGCACAAGCCGAGCACCCGCCAAGTCTTTTATTGCCAGATCAATCAAGGAAACAAGATCAGAAGTTCGCGCCGCAATCAAGGCCCGGTTTATCGAAGAGGTTAATAAAAAATGATCCTAGAAGCCGACCTTATCCCGCTATTGCAAGCCATCTGCCCCCGCACTTACCCAGACCTAGCGCCATCCGGCGCAGCTACGCCTTATCTGACCTTTCAGCATATCGGCGGCGAATCCATGCGCTACGCGGATAACACCGCAATGGATAAGCGCTTTCCACTAATCCAGATCAACGCATGGGCAAAAACGCGCCTCGAAGCATTAACGCTGATACGCCAAGTGGAAGACGCTTTATGTGCATCGTCCGCATTCCAGACGGAACCGCAAGGCGACTCTGTATCGACTTACGAACCCGACACGAAGCTATATGGAAGCATTCAACGCTTTGAAGTTTTCGGCGATAGATAGCCCACTGAATTACCCCAACAAGCCGGCCTAGAGCCGGTTTTTTTACGCCCATAAAAGGGCAAACGTTGCCCGTAAGGGCGTTACAGGCTCGCTTCGGCGGGCCTTTTTCATTTCTGAAAGGCAATACAAATGGCTACACTTCCATCCGGCACCATCATGTCAATCGCTTCGGCTTTCGCTGCGGCAAAGACCGTTACTGTTGTTAGCAACGCGGCTGAAGCATCTATTACCTGTGTCGGTCACGGCTATATCGTTGGCGATATTCTCCAACTGTATTCGGGCTGGGGCCGTCTCAACCGTCGCCCCGTTCGCGTCAAGACCGTTACCACCGTCGACATCTTCGTTGCTGAATTGATTGACACGACAAATCTGGAATTCTTCCCGGCTGGTTCTGGCATCGGCACCGTTCGCAAGGCCACCACCTTCACCCAGATTTCCAAGTATCTCAACCCGACGCAATCGGGCGGCGAACCGAAAAACGTCACTGTCCGCTTTATGGACGAGGATACCGAAACCAATCTGAACGATGGCTTTTCGGCAGTCTCTGAGTCGTTTGAGATTGACGCAGATCAGTATGGCTCAACTGCATACAACGCTATCCGCACTTTGAGCGAAGTCCAGACCGACACCATCCTGAAGAAGACGCTGAAGAATGGCGACATCATCCTAACCCCTTGCACCATCGCGTTGAATGAAAACGTCAAGTTGTCCGATGGGTCGATTATGACCAATGTCGTGTCTGTAAACGGCAACGGTCGTATTACCCGCTACGCCTAATCAACCTTTTTGCCAGTAAGCCCCGCTTCGGTGGGGCTTTTTTTCGCCCGCCGTTAGCTACGGATCACGGGCTTTTTTTACATTACAAGAAAGCACAATCATGGCACTTAAGAAAACACCGAATCCGATTTACAAATGCTCGGTCGAAATCCCGGTTCCTGGCGAAAAGCCGGAAAAGGTTGAGTTCAAATTCAAGTACCGGACAGAAAGCCAGTTGAAGAAGCACATGGAAGAAAACCCGGATCAGTTGATCTCAGGTTTCATGGCTGAGTTTATTGACTCTTGGGGGCTTGATGAAGTCTTTGGCGAATTCTCGCTTGAGGCACTGAACGAGCTGGCTGATGTTTATCCCGGCGCGCTAAACGCTATCCACGTCGCATTCTACAAATCTCGCATTCAGGGGCGAGTGGGAAACTAACCGACGCGGCCAAACACATTCACCGGAAGCTGCCGACTGATCAAGAGTTAGCAGGAACTGGCTTCACTCGGGCAGATTACGAGGATGAAGACGTGGAAGTTTGGCCGTGTTGCTGGGATAGCGTCATGTTCTTCTCAGGAATGGGGCATGGCGCATGGGAGCAGGGCATGAACGGGCCATCGCGGCTCGATTACCAAACCGTGGTCAATGTCCTGTTTGAGCATCACGGCATCAAGAAAAAGCACCGCAAAGCCTTATTTGCCGATCTCCAGTTGATGGAAATCCCGGCGCTTAACGCAATGCACGCGAAATAACACCAAAAGCCGCCTACGGGCGGTTTTCCTTTTCGGGGATTCAATGGCTGATCTGAAAATACAAGGCGTTGTCGAAGTATCGACTGAAGGCGCTGAATCCTCGTTAAATCGTGTCGGAGATGCTGCCGGGAGAATGTCTGGAAAAGTTCAGACAGGCGCAGAAAAAGCCGGTAAAGCGGTCGACGGAATTGGTAACGGCGCAGGCAATAGCGCAGAAAAATTCACTCGCGCAGAGGCCCGGATTTCGGACAGCATTAAACGCACAACCAGAAATCTTGAGATGCTCGGTAAAACGGCATCGCAAAAACTTGAAATCAATATTGCCGCCAAGGGATTAGACCCGGCCAAGTTTGAAACATCGCTGGCAAAACTGCGAGAGCTTGAGGCAGCGCAGAATTCGCTTCATGGCTCGACCACTAATCTAGGGTCAGCCTATGGCGACATGGCTAACAGTTTGAGCAGTGTTGCTGTTGCCGCTGCTGCTGTTGCCGCTGGCACAACCTTTGTGCAAATGATTCGCGGCGCGATTGACGCAGCGGACAGCATGAATGACCTGTCAAAATCAACGTCAATCTCCGTTGAAATGCTGGCTGGGCTAAAGCTGGCATCTAAGCAATCCGGGGCCGAATTGGAAGGCACCGCACAGGCCATCAACAAGCTGTCGGTAAAGATGGGCGAGAACGCGGAGAAATTCGCCGCTATCGGCATCACGGCTAAAGACCCGATTGAAGCGTTCAAGCAGCTATCCGACGTTTTTCGGGCGATAGAAGACCCACAGAAGCGCGCTGCATTCGGCGCTGAGGCTCTCGGCAAGTCATGGGCAAGCGCCGCGCCGCTGTTGTCGGAAGGCAGCGCCAAGATTCAGGAGATGGTCGACAAGGGAACGCGACTATCCGGCATGACACAAGCCGTTGCCGACGATGCCGACGCATTTAATGATGCAATGGCAGAGATGATCGCCGGGATTGACGGCGCAGCCATGCGGATCGCTGGCGACATGCTGCCGGTCCTGATCGCTATGTCAAAGGATATGAGCGATGTTGCCGGCAGTGCTGGCGACATGGATAGCTCATTCTCGCCGGTCACTGAAACGCTGCGCGCTGTAGCGGTCCTTGGTGGCAATGTTGCATACGTCATCAAAGGGAT